TAAAAATATTAACTATTTATTTTACTAAAAATATAATTTAATGATTTTAATTATTATAAATATTATTTAATGATATTTAACTATTTATTTTACTAAAAAATATAATTAAATTATTTTTTATTAGAAATATAATTTAATGATTTTAATTATTAGAAATATTATTTAATGATATTTAACTATTTATTAAAAATATAATTTAATGATATTTAACTATTTTTTTACTAAAAAATATAATTTAATGATTTTAATTATTATAAATATTATTTAATGATATTTAACTATTTATTTTATTAAAAAATATAATTTAATGATTTTAATTATTATAAATATTATTTAATGATATTTAACTATTTATTTTATTAAAAAATATAATTTAAAAATATAAATAAAAATATTTATTTTTTTAATTAGTTTCAGATTCTATTGTTTCAATTTGAAATCTTTTAGGTACTTCAATAAAATTAACAAATTTTTTAATTTTTTGTAATTCATTAGAATCAATACATTTATAATTAATAGTAATAAATAATTTTTTATCACCTTTAATAGGAATCATAAAATTAGGTATAATACCTTGATAAGAGTTAATATTACCTTTATAATGATATCCTTCATCACCATAAATTTCAACATCAAATCCCATAGGTTTTTCAATATTTTCACCATTATTACTAATAGTTGTTAAAATTGTAGGAATATTAAGAGCTAAAAAATTATGTATAACTTTTTTTTTTTTTAATTTTCTATTCATATTTTTATCAATATATTCATTTTCTTCCATTAATGACTTTTGAGTAAAAAAATAATCTAATTTTTGAAACTGTTTTTTAGATTCTAATTTAAAAGTATTAAATGCTTCGCCTAAATCAGCCATATATATTATTAAAATAAATTATTTTTTTATAGTTATTTATAAATGAATAATATTATCTTTATTATTATAATTTTCATAATATTTATAATATTTAAAAAAACACCTGTTATTGAAAACTTAACTAATACTAATAATAAATATAAATATGTATGTTTATATGCATATTATGAAAAAAATGAAAAATACAAAAATAATTTAAATTTCTTTTTAAAAAATGGTATTTTAGATGAAATTTTATATTATATTATTATAAATGGAAATAAATGTACTATATCTATACCTAATAAAAAAAATATTATAGTTATTTATAGAAATAATATTGGTTATGATTTTGGTGCTTGGTCAGAATGTATTGAAAAATATATTAAAGATACATATGAATATTATATTTTTATAAATACATCTGTTATAGGTCCAATTATAGATAAAAATAAAAATTGGTTACATGAATTTTTAAAATTATTTAATACTAAAGATGTAAAATTAGTTGGAACTAGTATAAATATGTTAAATAATAATACAATTCTAAAATATTATTATAGTAACTTTAAAAACTCAAATGTTATATTATCTCATGTGCAGTCTATGTTTTTTATTTTAGATTATGAAGGTTTTAAACATCTTGTAAATCATAATCTATTTAATTATAAAAAAATCGCTTCATATTCTTTTTATGAAGTTATATTAAATTGTGAAGTTAAAATGTCTCAAATTATATTAAATAATAATTGGAATATTAATTGTATTTTATCTAAATATAAAAACTTAGATTATAGAATTACTAATACTAATATTAATCCTTCGGGTCAAGATCCATATCATAAAAATTCTTATTTTGGTAAAACTATTCAACCTGAAGAAGTTATCTTCTTTAAAACTAATCGGTTTTAGGTTCTATACTATTTTTCCATAATGTTATTATTGTTTTTGTTGATATTCTTCTATTAAATTTTTCTTTAATTTTAATACGTGCCATTTTTTCATCATTATAATATTTTTTTTTTAATTTATATATATAATTAATTATTTCTTCACTATATTTGGACTTTTTATTAATATTATTATTTTCTTTATATTCAAATTTTATACCATTTGAAGTTTCTTTCCATCCATTTATTATAATCTCATTTTTATCTACTTTATCATGACATGAACAACATAATGTTACTAAATTACATTTATCATTTTTTTGTAAATAAAATTTATTATTATTTATATTATTTATATCAAACTCTTTTTGCCATACTATATGATGTGTTTCTAAATTTTTACATGTCTTACAAATCTCACAATTATCTAAATATAATTTATTATTATATTTTGATGTCTTTACACTTTTATTATCATATTCATTTAATATTTCCTGTGTCCTTTCATTAAATTTTTTGTCTTTCATTAAATATTTCGCAACTTGTAATCCATAAAATGTTTCCCCTTGTCCATCTAATAATTGTCTATCATATATTAATAAATCTGTGGTTGAATCATATGATAATTTTAAATGTTTACATTTAATATTTTTTATGTTTTTTACACTCTCCATTTCTGCTATCCTATGTAAATGTGTTGCCGTTATAAAACTTGAGTCTGATAATGATAATTTTTCTAACATATAACATACAATAATATTAGCAGACTTTTCTTCTGTTCCTCTACATATTTCATCACCAATAACTAATGTATTAGAATTATTTCTTTTTAATATAGCCATTAATTCCATCATCTCCACCATAAATGAACTTAATCCTTTAAACATATTATCATTTCCTGAAATTCTTGTAAATAATGATTTATATGGTGAAAATTCAAAATAACTAGATGATGTATAATAACCAATCTGAGCCATTATAATATTCAGTCCTATTGATTTCATTAATGTTGATTTCCCTGATGAATTAATCCCATATAATAATATCCCATTTTGTTCTGTCTCATATCCTAACTCAATATTATGTGTTATATAATTTGAATTATTATTAATTTTTTCAACAATTGGATGTCGTAATTCTTTTGTTTTAAAATAACTTTTAATTTTTTTTTTAATAATTGGTTTGGTATAATGATTAGTAATCGCACATAATGCACCCGAATTAATAAAATCTATATATGAAATATAATTAGATATTATATATAATGTTTTATTATATTTATTATAAAACTCTTTCATATCATTATAAAAATATTCTTTTAATAATTTTGCAAGATCTTTTTTATATTCTGATAAATTATCAGATAAATTTTTAATCTTATTACAACTAATTTTGGTATTTTGTGATTTTGTTAATTCAGTAAATATTAAATCTTTTGTTTCTATTAATATATTATCTATATTTAATATATTCACATTTTTTAAATTTTTTTTTAATATTTCACATCTTTTATTTGTTATTAATAAATAATATCCATCTTTATCATTATTTTTTATTGTTATTAATGTTTTATCAATATTTCTTTTTTTTTCATCAATTATATAACTTTCCAATTTTTTTATTAAATTTTCTAGAAAATTCTGTGATGACTCTATTTTCCCTTGTAATTTATCTAACTCTTCATATTGAAATTTATTATAAAAATTATTTTCTGTTTCTGTATAATTATTAAAATTTAAATCATTTATTAAATTTAAATCATATCTTATTTTTATATGTTCTAATATATTATTTACTTCTTGTTTTATATTTTCTTTTATTTCAAATAATTTTATTAACTCATTTGTTTCTAAATATTTAAATAATTTATTTATCTGATAAAATGAAATATATAATTGATTTAATTCATATGGATTTATCATATTTATCTCTATTTTTCTTATTATTTTTTCTATATCATATATATCTTCTAAATAATTATTTATCTCTTTTTCTTTATTTTTTTTTACTATTTCTTCTATTATATTATAACGTTTATTTAATAATTCAATTTCTATTAATGGTGATGTTAATTGTGTTATTAAAAATCTCTTGCCCATTGCTGTTTTTGTATAATTTATTATATTTAATAAATTTATATTACTATTTTTTGTAAATACATCTAATTGTTCTAATGATCTGTTACCTAAATATAAATATTTATTACTTTCATAATGTTCTGGTATTTTTAATTTTTCTAATAATCTTATCTGATGATTTGAAACATAATCTAATAATAATATTAAACTTAATCTGGACCAATTATAAAATTGTAAACCTAAAAATTCTATTATATCTATATTACTTTCTATATTATAAATTTTTTTTAATATATTTCTCTGATATTCTATTTTCTCATGATCTCTTATTTTTATTTTATATGTATTATTCTCTTCTATATTTAAATATAATAATATATCTTTTACACTCATATTTAATAATATCTCTGTTTCTAATAAATTATTTTTTAATATTATTTCTCTTGGTGGATATTTTTCTAAAAATCTTAGGGCATCATCTAAACCTAATAATATATCATTTATATTTGAATATGTCTCATATATTGATCCTGAACCTGTTGTTAAATCATATGCTGTTAAACCTATACAAATTAAATTATTATTTGTTTTAATATCTTTTATTTTATCTAATACTATTGATACTAAATATAAATTATTATTTATTTTCTTATTAATATATGTTCCTGGTGAATATATATTTGTTATTTGTCTTTTTGGTTGGGGTGGGTCTGTTACTTGATCTATTAATATTACTGTATAATTTAATTCTATTAATTTATCTATATAATTTTGTGTTACATATATCGGAAATCCTAACATCCTCGGATTCGTTTTTGATATCGGTAAATTACTATTTTTTTTTGTACATACTATATTTAATGTTTGTGATAAATTTATTAAATCTATACCATCTTCGTCCGTTCCATAACATTCATGAAATGAACCCACCTGAATTAATATTAATGTACGTGTTCTTCCATAAATTTCCTCATAATGTTTCTGAATTTCAAAATAATCCTTCACTAATATCTCTTTTAAATATTCCATTTTTCTATAAGATAACAAATTAGTATTTTTTTAAATAATATTATAAAATAATTTAAAAATTATATTATAATATTATATAATGGGGAAAAAAAAAATTATTAAAAATAATGAAGAAATAATAGTTGATGATGATAATAATGATGAACAACTTAGACTTGAACATTTACAAGATATTATTAAAAAAGAACAATTAAAACAACAACAACGTGAAGAAGAACAACTATTAGAGCAGCAACAAATTCAACATGAGCAAGAGCAGCAACGAATTCAACATGAGCAAGAGCAGCAACGAATTCAACAAGAACAAATAAGAATACAACAAGAACAAGAACAAGAACAAATAAGAATACAACAAGAACAAGAACAAATAAGAATACAACAAGAACAAGAACAA